CAATAATATATAATATAGATATTAATAAAAGGAATAATATGAAAAAATACGAATACACATATAAAATATTAAATATAGATTTACATTCTTCTAGCGTTACAATTAAATATACTCCAACAATAGAAACATTAACTGCTTATACATTTAACGTTCCATACAGAATTATAGGTGACAACGAAGAAGAAATAGTATTAATAGATATTATAAAGAACAGCGCTCCACATATTAGATGGGAAAATCAAGAATTACTTGTTGCTGATTTTGATAATTTATTATATAAAACGGAATTGATTACCACAGATGCTTGAAATACAAAATAATGGTATTGCGATATTTGATAACGCTTTTTCTGATAAATTTTGCGACCAATTAATAGAACACTTTACTTGGTCGCAAGAAAATAATATGTCATGGAATAGACAAGACTCAGAAAATACTGACGAAATATATAAAAACGATTCTTCAGTTGCATTACAAAATAAATGTTCAGAAAGATGTTTTTCTTCTGATCATACAAATTTAATTTCAAAATTTAATAGTATATTCTTTGATACATGGTATAAAGAATATACTAATTTTTTCTCGACTTTAAATTCTGCAGCAACTCACGGTATATACACATATAAAATACAAAAAACCATGCCTGGACAAGGATATCATGTATGGCATTTTGAATCCGGAAATATGGTAACGTCAAGAAGACTTGGGGCATATATTTTATATTTAAATACTGTTGATGACGGCGGAGAAACTGAATTTTTGTATCTCCGTCAACGAGTAAAACCAGTTAAAGGTAGGTTATTAATTTTTCCAGCAGGATATGTATTTACTCATAGAGGAAATCCTCCTCTATCAAACGATAAATATATAATGACAGGTTGGTTGGAGTATATGAATGGCTAGATATTTATTTCCACCCCCTCCTCCAACAACTTTAGAAGTTGGCCCATATGCTTTTTGGGAAGGCGGGTTTTCAGACGAAGATATTGATAGAATAATAAAACTTGGAGAAGATAGAAACCCCCTTCAAGCTCAAATAGATGGAGGAAGAGTCGTTCGAGATATTAGAATTTCTAATACTTCATGGATAGATTTAAAACAAGATTCTGAATGGTTATATGATAGAATATCTGATATAATTAATAAGTTAAATTTTAAGTATTATAAATTTGATTTACATGGATTTTATGAACATATGCAATATACTATATATGAAGGTAACGATTTAGGGCATTATGATTGGCATCTTGATGCAGGAAATACTAGTATTCCACCAAGAAAATTAAGTTTCATTTTACAATTATCTGACCCAGACAGTTACGAAGGCGGCGATTTACAAATAATGAATTCAACAGAACCAACTACTGTCAAAAAAGAAAAAGGATTTGCTGTAGTTTTCCCTAGTTATACATTACATAGAGTTACTCCAGTAACAAAAGGAATTAGAAAAACTTTAGTTATTTGGGTCACCGGACCAACATTTAGATAAACTAATCAGAGTTATATTATGAAACCAATTAAAAAATCAAGAAGAAATAAACATAAAAACATTTTTTCGAATAACGTGAATAAAAAACAAGAAATAAAGTTAGAAGCAAATAATTATTTTCCGTCAACTATATATTCAGCTGATATTCCTGAGTTTTTAGGCATAGTAACAAAAGTATCAGATGATTTTTTATCTAATAACCCAGATAAAATAAACGAAATTTATCCTGTTCGTATGACTCCAAATTTCTCTAACGACCCTAGATTAGTTGAATTTAGCACTGTTATATTAGATTTAGGTTGGGATATATTAAAACAACAAGGTTATGATATGAATTCATATAGAGTAATATTTACTGCTATGTGGACGCAACAACACCATAAATATTCTCTAATGGAGCAACATATGCATAAAGGGGATCAATTAGTTGGATTTTATTTTTTAAAAACTCCAGAAAATTGTTCTAGACCTTTATTTTATGACCCAAGGCCAGCTAAAGTAATAACAGATTTACCTGAAGAAAATGATTCAAATTTAACAAATGCAACAAGTATCGTAAATTATTTTCCAACCCCAGGAAACTTGATTATCACAAATTCATATATTCCACATTCATTTACCAAAAATGCATCAATCAAACCAACTGAATTTATACATTTTAACATGACTGTCATCCCATACGTAAAAGAAACTTGCGATGTAGAAATAGTATGAAATATTTAATAAGATTTAACAAAACTAGAGGGCAACCTAATCGCGGAACTCTTGAGCATGTATGGAGGGTTTTTGAGGATAAAAAAGAATATCTTGTTAAACACGTTCAAATTAATGTTAATTCTTTCAGTGAAAGAACTGGAGAAGATTGGAATATTGCATGCGAAGGAATATTGACTTTAAATAGAGAAACATCGACCGCTATTATAAATATGGAATAAAAATTATTTCTTTATTATAAATAGATAATAAATTTAGAATAAAGGGATTTTCAAATGGCTCAAGTTACAACAAGAGACGAATTAAAAGATTATGCTCTAAGAAGATTAGGTGCTCCAGTTATCACTATCAATGTTGATGACGAACAATTAGAAGATAGAATTGATGATGCGATTCAATTCTATCAAGATTATCATTATGATGCTACAGAATCATTTTTCTGGAAGCATGAAATTACCCAACAAGACGTTGATCAAAAATATTTTACTATTGATCCAGGAATTTTAGGTATCACTAGAATTTTTGCATTAAATGAAACTATTACTAAAAATAATATGTTTGACTTAAGATATCAACTTCGTCTTCACGAATTATATGATTTTACATCAACATCATATACCAATTTCTCTATTACAATGCAACATCTCCAAAATTTAAGCGAAATGTTTACTGGAGAAGTTCCAATCAGATTTCAACGCCATACCGGAAGATTATATGTAGATTGGGGATGGGGGTCATCACAGATTCCAGTTGGATCAATGGTTGTCGCTGAGGGATATAAAGCAATTGACCCAGAAACTTTTGAAAGCGTTTATAATGACCGTTGGCTAAAAGAATATGTTACTGCATTGTTTAAACGTCAATGGGGCGATAACATGAAAAAGTTTGGCGGTATTCAACTTCCAGGTGGATTAACTTTAAATGGTAAAGAAACTTTTGATGAAGCAATATCAGATATACAAAGATTAGAAAATGAAATGCAAGATAGATATGAATTGCCAGTTCAATTTTTAGTTGGATAATTATTATGCCAAGTAAATATTTTCAAAATTATGGTAAAGCAGCAGTCGAGATAAATTTAATCGAGGATCTCTACAACGAGGCGATAAACATTCAAGGCTTCAGTGGTTACTACATTCCAAATTCGAACGTTGAAGGACGAGATTTAATCTATGGAGACGATCCTTTAAAGCAGTTTGACGACGCATATAAAATGGATATGTATTTGGTTAATACAATGGATTATGGAGACGAACAAGACTTTTTCTCGAAATTTGGATTAGAAGTAAGAAATCAAACTAAAATTCAAATATCGTTTCGTGAATTTATGAAACGAACAACTAAACAGTTTGAACGCCCAATAGAAGGTAATTTAATTTTTATACCGTTTTTTAAAGATTCTGGAGAATTATTTGAAATTAAATTTGTAAATACATCCAAAGATTTATATACTTTAGGTAGAGTTAGACCTTTCTATTACGAATTATCTCTTGAACCATTTAAATATAATGATGAAAGTTTGGATACTGGTATTGATTCTATTGATATGATTGAAATTATTGAATCATATAAAACTATTTTAGATGTTCAAGCGGGTACTGGTAATTATACTATTGGAGAAATAATTTATCAAGGTAATGCTAATAATAAAGTTGCTTATGGTGAAGTTACTGCATGGGATAGCGCAAACTCTATTGTAACTATAATGAATAATAGTGGAGAATTTTCTAATACAGCAGGATATATTTATGGCGCCAATAGTAATGCACAATATTTATTAACAACTATTGATGCTAGAGTTCATGAATCTCAATTTGATAATATACCTATTTTCGATGAAGTCGTTGATTTTATTGATACTTCTGAAGGTTTTGGTAGTTTAAAATACAAATAAGGTAAAAAAGATATGAGTTCATATAGATTACAATCAATAAGAAAAACTACTATAGCATTTGCTAGTCTATTTAAAGACATTCCATTAATAAAATATGACGATCAAGGGCGCGAATCAGAAAGAATAATTGTTCCAATTATTTATGGCGATAAAGAAAAATATGTGAAACGGTTAGACATTTCACATGAAAAAGTACAAATAACATTACCTAGAATTGAATATGGTTTAACATCAATGGTTTATGATGTAGATCGTAAATTAAATTCAGCAAATAAATTAATGGGTTGTGCTGCAGCTGGAGATATGTATGTTAATTCTCCAATTCCATATAATTTTAATTTGGAGTTAGTGTTATATACTAGAAATATTGAAGATGCAAACCAAATAATGGAGTATATTTTATCGCATTTTACGCCAGATTATAATATAAAAATTGTTATGGTTCCGGAAGCAGGTATTGTTAAAACTATACCAATAACATATAACGGCGAATCTGAAGAAGAAGATTCCACTGGATCGTACGATTCTCCAGTTAGGTCTGTGTTTAGAACATTAACATTTACTGCCAGAAGTTTTATTTACCAACCTCCATTAGAATACAAACCAATTTTACAAGCAAATACATTTGTTTATATACCAAGCCCAATTATGAGTTATACGTTAACTGATGGAACTGGATACTTTACAAAAGGAGAAAGCGTATTCCAGGGTTATTCTTATGATAGAGCTTCAGCAAGAGGAAGTGTTGTAACTTGGAATGCTAATAACTTGATATTAACTCTTGATACTGTTGTTGGAACATTCGTTGCTAACTCAATTATAACTAATTTAACGGGATCAGCTCAGTATATTATTGCCGAAACTCCAAATAAAGGATTAGCTTATGATACTGGCGTTACGCCAACTCCAAACACATTCCCAGTTGTTGGACCATATACAGTAAATCAATCTAACTTGGATTATACAACGTAATTATGACATCTAAATTTAATAAAACAATGGAGGAAATATTTAATGTTCCTTCATTGGTGAACGAAGAAGAAACTGAATTTGCAGAATTTTTACCTGCAGAACAATCAACTCACGATTTATCTACTTTATTAGATCACGATTTAAAAACTGATTATGAAAAAACTAGAGAAAGTATTGATTCGTTAATTGCAAAAGGAACTGAAGCTATTGATGATATGTTGGCAATTGCTAGGCAATCAGAAAAAGCTCGCGATTTTGAAGTTGCTGGCAATATGATAAAAACTGTTGTTGATGCATCAAAAGAATTACTTGAAGTTCAAAAGAAAATGCGCGATATTACAGGTAAAAAAGAAAACGTCACTCAAAATATTAAAAATGCAGTTTTTGTTGGTTCTACTAAAGATTTAATACGATCTATTAAAAACGAGAATAATGAATGATTGATTTTGAGGGTAGCAATAAGTTATATTATAGAGATAATCCTAATCTAAGAAGAGCGGGTATTGAAAATTGGGAATTCGATCAACATCAAACAGATGAACTTAGAAAATGTATTAATGACCCAATATACTTTATTCGTAATTATGTAAAAATTATTAATCTTGATGAAGGTCTTGTCTATTTTGATATGCACGACTATCAAGAAGAAATGGTTCAAGCATTTCATGAAAATAGATTTTCTATTGTAAGAATTGGCCGTCAGTCAGGTAAAACCACAACATCTGTTGGATATCTTTTATGGTTATCATTATTTACCGAAAATTATAATATTGCCATTACAGCTAATAAAAAATCATTAGCTGTTGAGATTCTTTCTCGATATCAATTAGCCTATGAAAATTTACCTATGTGGTTACAACAAGGTATTGTTATATGGAATAAAGGTAGTATTGAATTAGAAAATGGATCAAAAATGTTAGCAGCTTCTACTGCTGCTAGTTCCGTTCGTGGTGGATCATTTAATCTTGTATTTATGGACGAATTTGCTCACGTTCATAATAACTTAGCCGAAGAATTTTTTACTTCAACATATCCTGTAATTTCCTCAGGTAAAACAACAAAAATTATTATTGTATCTACTCCTCGTGGTATGAATTTATACTACAAAATGTGGATGGATGCAGTAAGTAAAAAGAGTGATTATAAAGCTGTTGATATTCATTGGTCTAGAGTTCCAGGGCGCGATGAAAACTGGAAAGAAACTACGATTAGAAATACTTCTGCTCGTCAGTTTAACCAAGAATTTGGTTGCGAATTTTTAGGTTCTACAAATACATTAATCGATGGATCAAAATTACAAACTCTTGTTGCAGTAGATCCATTAGATACTGATGATGAAATATTTGCTGGAATAACGATTCCAAATGAAATGGATGTATTTATTCCTCCAGTTAAAGAATCATTTGATGATGAAACTAAAAAACAAATAGATAAAGACCATATCTATGCAATGACTGTTGACGTTTCAGAGGGGAAAAACTTAGATTATGCTGCATTTTCCATTTTTGATGTATCAACAATTCCATATACACAAGTAGCTACATATAGAAATAATCAATTACATCCAATGTTATTTCCAGATATTATTAAAATGGCTGGAGAATATTATAATAATGCATATGTATTAATTGAGGTTAATAATAATCCAACAGTAGCAGATACTTTATTTCAAGATTTAGAATATGAAAATGTATTAAAAGTTTATGCAGGAAACAAAAAAGCTCAACAAATAAGCGAGAACGGTAAAGCAACACAAAATGGCGTAAATATGAGCCCATTAGTCAAACGTGTTGGCTGTACTACATTAAAGACTTTAATTGAAACTGATAAATTACGAATTAATTCCAGCGAAACTATATATGAATTAACTCGATTTATTGCAACAAACAACTCATTTGCAGCTGAAGAAGGAGCTAATGATGATTTAGCAATGACTTTAGTTATTTTTGCTTGGTTGTCAACTCAAAAATTATTTATAGAATTATCTTCTACAGATATCCGTAAAAGATTACAAATAGAAAATAATTATATTAAAGAAGATGATATTGACGTTCCACCTATGCCGCAATTTAGTAATCCATTAATGGATAGATTTACATTAGAAGATGGCGATTTATGGGAAGTTGTTGAACCAGCAGGATTTTATTATTAAACATAAACGCTGAAAATTATAAATACCTCTATGAAAACTGATTTTCTATTTTTATAACAAGGAGTACAATTTATGGGGTTTCAATTATCACCTGGAGTAAATGTATCAGAAATTGATTTAACTAACGTAGTTCCAGGAGTTAGTTCATCAATAGGAGCATTTGCCGGACAATTTAGCTGGGGACCAGCAGGTATCAGAACATTAGTAGATTCAGAAAATAGATTAGTTTCTACTTTCGGCAAACCTACAAATGAAAATTACGAATCATTCTTTACTGCTGCTAATTTCTTAGCGTATACAAACAATCTTAGAGTTGTTAGAGCTATAGACAATTCTAATACATTTAACTCAACATGTATTTCAGAATTTATCAATTTAAATTCTTTAACTGCAAATACTCGTTCAGGGAATACAGAAGTAGTATTTAACCAAAGCATTGGATCTTATTTGAGTAGTGGAGATAAATTTACATTAACTACAGTTGACGGTCCATTTATTTTGACTGCAAATACAGTTAACGGAAATGTCGTAAATGTTGTTGCTAATATCGTTGGAGCAGCAAATGGAGCAATTGCAGTTTTACCTGCGTCTCAAACAGATGTAAGTATTGCAAACGAAGAAGATTATGAATTAAATTTTGATGCAGGAACATATTCTAAATTTGGTGCATTTTTTGGCCGTTATCCAAGCGATTTAGGGAACTCATTAAGTATTTCTGTATGTTCTTCTAATACCTCATTTAGTCAAACAGGATTAACTGCAAATACAACATTAGGTGTGCCATCTGTAACATTAAACGTTGGATATGCTAATACATTCTTGACTATTGGCGATATAGTAAAAGTTGGAGGAACCGATTATCCTATTTCTGGATTTACTTCTACTTCTGCGACAAATACAGTTTTAGCAGTTTCTAAAAATGGAGCAGCAACTGCAACTAATACTACGGCATCAACAAGATGGGCGTATGCAGACCAATTTGACTCAAAACCTACTTCATCAGCATATGCTATTGATAGTAAAGGTGCGGAAAACGATGAATTACATATAATTGTAATTGATACTGATGGAAAAATTACAGGCGAAAAAGGAACTATATTAGAAAAATTTGCTCATGTATCAAAAGCGCAAGACGCAAAAACAGATGACGGCTCGCCAAGCTATTATGTAACTAAAATTTTAAATGAATCAAAATATATCTATGTTGCTAACCATTTAACTGGTTCGACAAATTGGGGTGATATGCTTGATAATGGACTAGTTTACGATAAATTAACAAATTATTATCGTAAATTGGGAAGAGGAACTAATGTTGCTCCATCTGCAGGAGATTTACAATTAGCATACGATAAATTTAGTAATGCTGATGAGGTTGATATTTCTTTATTGTTATCTGGCGCTGCTGATGCCACTTTAGCTAATCATGTATTAGATATAGTAAACCAAAGAAAAGATTGCGTTGCATTTGTTTCTCCATTAAGAGCTGATGCAGTTGATTCAGTTAATTTAGATAACATTATTGAATATAGAAATGCATTAACTCCATCAACTTCTTATTCAGTATTTGATTCTGGATGGAAATATCAATTCGATAAGTATAACAACAAATATCGTTATGTTCCATTAAATGGTGATATTGCGGGTTTATGTGCTAGAACTGATAATGTAAGAGATCCATGGTTTTCTCCTGCTGGATTTAATCGCGGTCAAATCTTAAATGCAATTAAATTGTCATGGAATCCAACTAAAGCTCAAAGAGATGAATTGTACAAAAATGGAATTAATCCAGTTGTTGCATTCCCAGGAGAAGGAATTATCCTTTATGGCGATAAAACAATGCAAATGAAACCATCTGCATTTGACAGAATTAATGTTCGTAGATTGTTTATTGTTCTTGAAAAAGCTATTGCAATTGCAGCAAAATACTCTCTATTTGAATTCAACGATTCGTTTACAAGAGCGCAATTTATATCTATGGTTGAACCATTCTTAAGAGATGTAAAAGGACGTAGAGGTATCTATGATTTCTCGGTAATTTGCGATGAAACAAATAATACTGCTGAAGTTATTGATACAAATAGATTCGTTGGTGATATTTACATTAAACCAGCTAGATCTATCAACTTTATCCAGTTGAATTTCGTAGCAGTTCGTACTGGTGTTGACTTTACTGAAATTGCAGGTAAATTCTAAGTAACAGTTAGTTTGGTGACGGGGAGACTCGTCACCAACCATTATAAATAATTAAAAGAATATTTACGATTTTCAAATAAGGAGTATCCGAACATGGCGTTCAATATTGCAGAATTTAGATCAGCAATGATTGGTGATGGTGCTAGACCGAATTTATTTTCAGTTTCGCTTACATTTCCAACTGTTGCTAGTGCACCTGTTGCATCTAAACAATTAACATTTATGGCTCATGCTACAACATTACCTCCATCAATTATGGGCGTTGCATCACAATTTTACTTTGGTCGTCAAGTAAAATTTGCTGGCGATAGACAATTTCCAGATTGGAGTATTACAGTTATTAATGACGAAGATTTTAATATTAGAAATGCATTTGAATCTTGGTCAGATAAGTTAAATAGTCATTCACAAAACGTTCGTGCAGCTGGAGCAATCAATTCAACATTGTATTGCGCTGATGCTGTTGTTACGCAATACAGTAAAACTGGTGCACCAATCAAAGAATATAAATTTGTTGGTATGTTCCCTAATACTGTTGATCCAATTGCTCTTGATTGGGGTTCAAATGATAGAATTGAAGAATTTGGTGTAACATTCTCGTATCAATACTGGGAATCTAAATCAGTAACCTAATATATAAGAATATACTATTAATATTTAAAAAAGGTAATTTATTTTGGCTAAATTTTCATTATTCGGTTTTAAAATAGGGAAAGATACACCAGCACAGGAAGTGCTACCTTCTTTTTCAGCTCCAGTACTAGATGATGGTGCAGTTACTATAACTGCAGCAGCGCATTATGGTACCACTATTGATTTAGATTCAAATTATAAAAATGATGTAGAGTTAATTACTCGATATCGCGAAATGGCTATGCAACCAGAAATTGAAAGTGCTGTTGATGATATTATTAATGAAGCAATTATCAATGAAGATGGAGTTATTGTAAAATTAAAATTAGATAATTTGAAAGTTGCACCTAAAATAAAGAAAGCTATTGAAGATGAATTTGATAATATCTTGACTCTTTTGAATTTTAAACAATTGGGTCAAGATATCTTTAGAAGATATTATATTGATGGAAGAATGTATTATAATATTATTCTCGATAAAGCAAATCCAAATGCGGGTATTCAAGAATTAAGATATACAGATCCACGAAAAATTACAAAAATTCGCGAAATTAAAAAAGTAAAAGATCAGACTACTGGTTATGATATTGTTGCTGGTTATGTTGAATATTATATCTATTCTGATACTATATCAACAAAATCTAATTTAACTAATTCCGGATTAAGAATTGCTCCAGATTCAATGATTTGCGTTACATCAGGTTTATTGGACGCAAAAAGATCAATTATATTAAGTAACTTACATAAATGCATTAAACCTCTAAATCAATTAAGAATGATCGAGGATGCTAGCGTAATTTACAAAGTATCAAGAGCTCCAGAAAGACGTATTTTTTATATTGATGTTGGTAATCTACCTAAAATGAAGGCAGAACAATATCTTAAAGATATTATGACAAAATATAAAAATAAAGTCGTTTATGATGCTACAACAGGTGAAATCAGAGATGATAGAAGATTCCTTTCTATGATGGATGATTTCTGGTTACCTAGACGCTCTGATAATAAATCAACAGAAATTACTACATTACCATCTTCTGCTGCATTTGATGATATGTCAATGGTAGAATATTTCGAGAAAAAATTATATAAAGCACTTAATGTTCCATTTTCTAGATTAGTTCAACCCGATAGTGCATTTGATGTTGGTACAAATCAAGTAATTTCTCGTGATGAAATTAAATTTGATAAGTTTATCCAAAGATTAAGAAATAAATTTACTGACGTGTTCGATCAAGCATTAAAGGTGCAGTGCCAATTAAAAGGTATTTGTTCTGATGATGAATTTGATGTATACAAACAAGATTTCGATTACGATTTTGTTAGAGATAATAATTATGCTGAAATGAAAGATTCAGAATTATTACAGAATAGATTAAATTTATTGGCAGTTGTTGATCCATATAAAGGCGTTTATTATTCTCAAGAATGGATCCAAAAAAATATCCTCAAAATGGATGACGATGAAATCGAACAAATGCAAAAACAAATTGCACAAGAAATTAAAGATCAAGTATATCCGGACCCAAAATTAATGAATGATCCAATGGCGGGATTAGGCGGAGATCCAGGAGTTCCCGGAGAAGATCCTAATGCTGATCCAGATGGAGATGGTGTACCTAACGATGAAGATGCAAATGATCAAGATCCATCTGTAGGTAGATCTCCTTCAGGAAATAAAAAATCAAATAAACAAGCGCAGAATCCGTACTATGACTAAAACATTACATAAAGATTTACCTCAGGTTCTAATTCTAAAAAGAACTTATGTCCAAAGATTCCCTAACGGGCAACAAGTAGCTTTGTATCACTCGGAGCACTTAAATCAATTTATTACTGTTCCTTTGGACGGTTCTAGCTTTTCTAATACAACAGAATCAGTTTTAGAAAAGTTAACACAAATATCAGAGAATGATGATATAGGAGTTATTATATTTGACGACCAGTCGGAGTTAAATATAAATAAAGAATGCGCTGATGTAATTTTAAATTTCATCAACAATAATGAAGAATTAGCAGAAGAATTACACGTTTCAGATAAAAGTTTCTTAGAAATTTTGGAACAGGCTGCTCAATTACAATCAACAGATTTATCGGAAGAATCTGGTCAATAACAGGAGTTAACAAACGATGAAATTGTTAAATGAGTTTACCGAAACAGAAGTTCTTGTAGAAGAAGCTAACGGTAAAAAGAATCATACTATTAAAGGTTATTTCATTCATTGTAATGAACAAAACAGAAATGGTAGAGTTTATGTAAAAGAGCATATGCTACCTGAAGTAACAAGATATAAAAGAGATTATATTGATACTCGTAGATCTTTAGGTGAATTGTCTCACCCAGAAGGACCGCAAATTAATCCAGATAAAGTATCTCACCTTATTACCAAATTGGATTTTGATGATCACCGTTGTTATGGTGAAGCTAAAGTTTTAGATACTCCCAATGGAAATATCGTAAAATCATTTATTGATGCTGGCGTAAATTTTGGCGTATCAACAAGAGGATTGGGTTCTATCAAAGAATCTAATGGAATTAAATACGTCCAACCAGATTTTCGTTTAGTAACAGTTGATATTGTATTAGATCCATCAGGTAAAGATTGCTATGTTGAAGGTTTAATGGAAGGAAAGGAATGGATGTTTATTGAAGGTAAAGGTTGGGTTGAACAATATCTTGAAGAATCAAGAGATACTTTAAGAAAACTTACAGCTAAAGAAGTTGAACCGATGGCTCTTAAAATCTTCGAAAACTTTTTAAGAAAACTTTAATACAAAATTTAATTTATATAAATAATTATTATAAAAATCTAATAGGAGATATTTGATGTCACAAGATAAAAATTTAAATCTTTCTGAAGCTGCAATGGATATTCTAAACAGCAACAGAAAAGACAAAGGCACTAAACAAGATAAATTTGGCGAAGGTGAAAAATTACATGATACAGTTAATAAAACAACAGGTCATGATGTAGGAAATGCTGATTGGGATAAATTAAGCATTGAAGCTCCATCTGCAACTCCTCCAGGTCAAACACCACCTGTTGGCGCTGAACCAATGAAAAAATTAGCTCCACAACCAGCTGAAGCTTCTTCTAAAGTTGATACAAAAGTAAATCTTCATCCTAAAAAAGGTGTTAATGAAGAAGGCGAACCAGACGAAGATGAAGAAGAAGTAAACGAAGATATCGCAGCATTAATGGCTGGCGAAAACTTATCAGAAAGTTTTAAACGTAAAGCATCTGCTATTTTTGAAGCTGCTGTTAAATCTAAAGTTGGCGAATTAGCTGAAGAATTAGAAGCGCATTATGTTGCGCAATTCGAAGAAGCTTATGAAGATATGAAAGAAGATTTCACTGATAAAGTTGACGAATATTTAGATTACGTTACTGAATCGTGGATGGAAGAAAATAAATTAGCAGTTGAATCAGGTTTAAGAACTGAAATTGCAGAAGGCTTTATTGAGTCTTTAAAAACCGTATTCGAAGAACACTATATCGATATTCCTGAAGAAAAATTCGATGTAGTAGAAGAATTAGCTTCTAAAGTAGAGGCATTAGAAAAACAAGTTAATGAAGAAATGAATAAAAACATTAACTTGAAACAAAAATTGTCAGAACAAAAGAAAGTTGAAGCTCTTCACGCAGTATGTGAAGGATTAACATTATCTCAAGCTGAAAAAATTAAAACTATCGCAGAGAGCGTAGAATTTGTAA